GCCGGCCAATTGCGGCAGCGAAATCCGTGAAGGCACCCAGGTCATCATTCACCAGCATCGGCCGCGTCACACGGATGCGCCGCGCGAAGGTTTGCAGCAGGACGATTTCCTGGCTTTCCGACATGGTCCCGGCCTGGATCTCGCCATTCTCCATCAGCGGCATGAGGGTCGGGAAATCCCCGACACGCAGATGACGGTGCGGCTTGAAGTCGCGGAAATCACGGCGGAGGAAGATCTGCCGATAGCTCGGCGCTGCCGGTTGATAGGCCGCAAGCAGCATCTTATTCGCCGCAGCCGAGAGCAGCAGCGGAAAGTCCGAAGTGGTGTGAAAGGCGCGCTCGGCGAGCAGTGTGGGGTTGCGCGGCACATTGCGTTCACCGCGAACCCGCAGCAATTCACCGATCATGTCCGAGGGCCGCCAGCCCATGAATTCGGCGTGCCGCCCGGCCCCCTGCGGCTGGTAGCCCGGCATGCTGCGCGCGGCCAAGGCTTCCGCCATTGCATCGAGAATCTCCGAGGGCGAGTCATGCCCGGGCCCGGTTTCCGGGCGTGCGGGGACGGCAGGCGGTGGGGCACTTTTCACCATCGCGTCGAACAAAGACCGGCGCGCCTGGTCCGGATGCCAGCCGCGCTCGACAGCCTCGCGCCGGATATGCGCGGCGGTCTCGGTGCCGACCAAGGCGCGGGCAGCCTCAATGGCACCATCAATACCGGCAATACGCTCGCGCTCGGTGCGCTGCGCCTCGCTGCGTAGTGCCTCAAGGTCAGGCGGCGTTTCCACCGTGGCGGTTGCGGGGGGCGACGCGGCAGGCGGCGCCGAAGGGGCTGCCGGGGTTTCCGGCGTCGTCTCGGTCATGGGGATTTCCTCATCAGGCAGGGAAGGTTCAATGGCGAAGGACGGCGCGCCCTGCGGCGCCGCGCCTCGCACTTGCGCATCCCGATCAACCGGGATGGGCACGATCGAAATCTCGAAGGGTTCCCAATCCACGGCGCGGTAGATCATCTCGCCGCTCACCGGATCGGGGCGCTGGTCATAGCGATGCACGCGGTAGCCAATGCTGACCGCGCGCAGCGTGCCATCGGCAATGCGCTGCCAAAGGGGTTCCACATCGGCGGCAGCAGAGAATTGCAGCCGCGCATGGCCGCGCCCGCCTTCAAGCCGGGCGGCAATGACACGGCCCAGCACATCACGCGCATCGCTGCTGCGATGAGTGTTCAGCACAGGCGCATTGCCCGAGCCGAGCTGCGCCATGCGTACCGCATTGGGCGACATATCCAATTCCTCGGTAATGCCGCCGAGGGAGGGCACGAAGTTGCGTGCCCGCGCGCCGGTGGACCAGACGACCTCCACCGTGCGTGCGGCACGGTCCACGGTGGCGGGTGCGGTGATGGCGCGGCGCGCGGTGATCGATTGCCCGTCGGGGGGAAGTCGATCAGGCAAAGCGGGATCAGCCGGCGCGGGATCGCTCCCGCCCGGGTCGGTGGTTACGGTCATGGTGGGCCCTATGCTGTGGGAGTATCTGGCGGCGTTGGTGCTGGTGTCCCGGCCGCGCCGGTCGCGGCGATTTCCACCGCCGCCATTTGCGCCGCGTCCTGCGCGCCGCCGGATTTGGCGACGCGGCGCGGATCGGTGTCGAGTGAAATGCCCGCTGCATCCAGCGCAGCATTTGCCTTACGGATTTCCTCAACCGCCTGGCGGAAATCATAGCCGAAGGCACCGGTGGCCTCGGATTGCGGCGTAAAGCCCGCGCGCACCTGCGCGATCAGCGCTGTGGTATCCTTCAGCGGATCAATCATTTCATGCGCTGGCGGCACATGTGAAACGCCATCGGGCATATCAGCGCCCCAAAGCCCAAGCAGTGCGCCTTGCGCGTGAAAGCGTTCCGCTATGGGCCGCACCAGCATCGGGATAAGCATGCCGTATTGCACCTGTTCGCAAAGCCGGCGGAATTCAATCTTGCCGGCGCGGAGGGACGAGTAATTCGCCTGGGTCAGATCGCCGGAAACCTGGTCGTATGTCAGGCCCGCACCGACAGCGGCGGCTTCAAGTGAGCGTCGCGCAAAGGCGGTGTGCGATCCTCCGCCCGAGGGGTTCACCACATTCACCTCGCCATGGCCACGCCGGTAGAGGATCATCCCAGGCTCAAAGCTTTCCACCGCGCGGCCTTGCGCATCGCGGAGCAGGCCAGGATTGGCGTCGCCCGGCTTAGTCAGTGTCTCCTCGCTCTCATCCGTCACCACGGCGGCAAGGCAGGCTTCGATCTTGGCCTTCATCAGCAGTGCGGCTTCGTAATCGCCAAGGTCACGAAGTCGGAGCAGCACGGGCGCGAGCCAGGAGACATCGCGCAATTGCCCAGGGCGCCGCTTGCGAAAGATATGCAGTACATCGCGTGCGGGGATGAAATTGCTGGCAAGCCGCGCTCCCGGCAGCATCCAGGCGCCGGGATGGGTTGGGAAAAGCCAGTATCCAATCGGCTTGCCAAAATCCCCAAGCGCGATGCCTTGAATGGTAGGTGCGCCATTCACCACGCCATTGCGCGCGGTATCCAGATGATCGCTTTCCAGCACCTGCAGGCTGAGGCCGATCGGGTTCCGCGGCGATGTAGGCACGCTCAACAGCCGGATGAAGCATTCGCCGCTTTCGACGACGGCACGCATGGCCAGCGCTTGCAGACCGTAGAGATCAAGCTTGCCCTCAGCATCGCAGGCAGAGCTTTCCGCCCAGGCCTGCCAGGCCGCGCCATGCGCCGTCTCCGGCCAGCGCGTCGTAATGCCCGCACCGACCGCATTGCCGGTCCAAAGATCCACGATGCGCGCGGCATAGGGGTCATTGCGCACAGCATCGCGCGCGCGGCGTGCAACGCTGGCGGCGGCCATACCGACCTCACCATTCGCGCTGCCGCCCGAGGGCGACCAAGTCGAGGCGCGATTGTCCTGCGCAGCCGCGTAACCCCTGAGGGCCTTCCAGGCAGCACGCAGGTGAAGCTTCATTCGGCGGGGGCCTCGGTCACGGTATCAAGCAGTGCGCCAGCAGCCTCGGCAATCGGGCCATGGCAGGCCGCGCGATCCGCCGCGACCCATGCCAGCGCAAGGCTTGCCGCTTCTGAAGGAGCGAGTTCCTTCTCCCAGGCGATCTGGCGTAGTCGGGCAAAGGCGCGGAAGGCCTCCTCCGGAACGCCAAGCGCTGCCGCCAGCGTGGCGGGTTGCCAATGCGTCTGTTCCATCATGCGTTCCTTGTGAAACTGGCGAGTGTGACGCTCGGCCGCCGTGCTGCGGCGTTCTCAGCGCCGTAGAGCGCGGCGATGGCCCGGCCCAATTCATCCAGGCTGCGATATTCCACCGTGCGGCCTTCGAAGGTCACGCGTGTGACGCCGCCAGTATAGGCAGAGGCCAGCACGGCCGCGCGGCTGCCGACGGGCTGCGCCAACGCCCAGGCGAGGGTTGCGGGGTCCAAGGCGGATCACCCGCCCGCGCCGCGCGCCAGTGCGCGCAGGATTGGCAGGATCTGCGCACCACCCGCCCCAAGCGCGATCAGCACAGCGACGATGCCCCAGATCGCGCCCTCAATCCGGCGCGACTGCTTGCGCAGGCCGCAGATTTCCGCACGCACCGCCGTGTAGCGCTCAGCACAGCGTTCGACATGCAGCGACAGATCCTCGCGCTCGCGCGCGTGGAGTTCCCCATTACTCATGATTTCCTCCCGAAAGTAATCAGCGCAGCCAACCGCTACGCGGCGCCAACCAGCCAGGCCGGCGTATCAGTGGCGCTGGTTCAGGATTCGGTGTCGGTTCTGGCCGGGGATGCTCCAGTACTTCCACCGGCGCATTCGCGATGTCCTCACGGAGCCTGTGCCAGAACCGCTCACCATACCGATCAGCGCCCAGCAACCACAGCGCCGCGCGCGCCAGCACCGCGCAATCCAGTGCCTCATTCCTCTCCCGCAGCTTCGCCCATTCCTGCCGCACAAAGCCGCGCCGGTCTTTCACTTGGTGCAACTGCTCCGCCACCAACTGCTTGACCCATTCAACCTCAATCCCCTGCGGCAAATGCACCCAGCCGGGCGGGAATTCTGCTGCCTCGCCACGCCCAAGCCAAAGCCGGCGATAGAGATCAACCTTCCAGGTGGAAACCGACACCGTCCAAAGCTTCAAGCCACGACGCAGCTTTCGCCCATCCACCAGCGCATCAACGGGCGTTGGGCCCTGCACCGGCTGCGCGCGATTCCACCCATCCACGCCCTTAGTTGGAGCAATGCGTGGATCACGCAGGCGCCGCAGATGGCCATAAACCGCTGCCGTGTCGCGCCCGCCAGTGTCCACACACGCCTTGGAAATGCGGATTGCGCCACCACCAGCACGCGGCCAATCGCGCGCCAGCAATTCCGCCAGCGCATCCCAGGGCGCCCGTTCACGCGGGCTGCCGGCGATGACGATGTGATCAACCAGCCAGGAGGAATAACCCTCCGCCCAGGCCCAGACATCGCATTCCAGCCGATCATCCTGCACATCCACACCAGCCGTCAGCACCAGCGCGTCATGCGCCACAACGCCAAGCCGAAAATCCTCGCGCCGTTCCACCAGGCGTTCCCAATCCGGTGCCTCGCCACGATCCTGCCAGGTCTCGCCGAGCACCGTGTTGCGGAAGGTTTTCAGATCCTCCGCCTTGCCCTGCGCTGCCTCCCAATCGCGCGCGATTTGCTCCCAGGACAACCAGCCGACAGGGGAATAAAGTGCCGAGATGTGAAAGCCGATGGTATGCGGGTTTTCCGCCGATGTCGTCGGCCGCCATTCGCCGGCGGCGAGCATGGCAGTCTTGTGATGTTCCTCGATCGGCGTGTCGCAGTCCTCGCAATGATAGCGCACGCTGCGCGGATCGCCCTTCTCCCAGATCAGGCGTTCGAATTTCAGCCATTGCATGGCGCCGCAGTACGGACAGGGCAGGAAATAGCGGCGCTGGTCGGATGCAGCATATTCCCGTTCAATCCGGCTGCGCCCGGCGATGGTCGGCGTTGAGACCAGAAAGGCTTTCCTGCGCCAGCCGAAGGTGCGCGCCCGTGCCTCGGCCAAGGCAATCGGATCGCCTTCGCCTTCGATGTCACCGGGATAGGCATCCACCTCATCCAGAAA